GAGTGGTCTTCTTCTTACACACGGCTCAATGGCAGTTACTGGAACCAGTAATGATTTAGAAAATGACGCTACTGTTGAAACTTCGGGGACTGCTATTGCTGGCGCTTCCGCATCAGATATTCGTCTTGTTCTTTCAGTGGGATCTTCGGTAAGTGGAAGTGGTGTTCCTACTGGTGCAGTTATTTCCTCCTTCACAGACGCCGACACGTTTGAACTATCATCCGCCGCAACTGGTGGAACTCAATCAAATGTAACATTAACTTACGGTTTTGCATTCAAACATCAAAGCACTGATGCAGTTGCAAATACCAGTGTTATCCGATTAGGGAGTCCCTCCGGTGCTTTCCCTGTTTCTATGGGTATTCTTCAAACACCTCGCGGTATGTTGGTTGGGACTAAGTTAAGCATTATCGGAGTTACTAATTTTACTGCTGATGATTCTGAAAGCACTGGTCAAATCTATACTGTAGTAGCACACCAAGCCAGTGCTACTGAAACTGATTTTACCATTACTCCTGCTCTTTCAACTGCGGCTTCTACATTTAGTAGTACGAGTGATGCTTTGAACTTCCACTCATTCAAATTCCCATCTGTTGATGTAAACATGCTTTATGCTGATGATGCACACGACAGTTCTGAATCATCTCTTACAGACCAGTTCCTTGGTATTACAACTGCCATTACACTACCTGAAACACGAGTAGATCTCAAGCGTTACCATGTTGTTGGGCTTGGTCGTGATGTGTCTGTGCAGGTTCCGGGTCGCTTCATCAACGAGGGTGGCTCCTTTGAAGTTAACATGCACAATCCACGTTGGTTATACTACTGCCTTGGTATGGAGGCTGTTGATATTGGTACAACTTATGACGCTTTGTGCGCTAACAATGATTATGCTCTTAATGGCGCTGTCGCTGCTGGTGCGTCGGTCATAACTTGGGATTCTGCTGGCGCTTCTACACCAACATTCTCATCAGGCTCATCTGCTGTTGCTGCTGGTGATTACGTTATCATTAAAGACACAACAACTGAGAGTATAGTCTCTTTCAAAGAAGGCGACCAAACCGCATTCGGTTCAGTATCAAACCCTCAGAGTACATATTTCGATACAACTGAGAAGGGTGAAATTCGTCGTATCGTTGCGATTACTACAACTCAAATATTCCTTGATGACCCCCTATGTTTCTCTCACGCTAACAATACTGTAATTCGTTTTGCTCGCTTCCATGCAAGCACGACACAAGGTAGTCCTGATCGTGCATCTACTGGTGTTCTCACAAATGGTGTAACTCGTCTTCTCTATTCGCGTAGTCATGTACCATCCTTTGCATTAGAAGTTAGTATTCGTCGTCGTGATAATCAGGTTGATGATGAGGTCCCACCTTTCTCTTCTAACATAGATACAGAAGTTGTAGACGGTGGAGCAAGTGACTCTAAGCAATTGACTCGTATATTCCGTGGATGTAAAGTTAAGGAGTTCTCTTTGACTGCTGATACTGATGCTGCTTTAAGACTCAACGTAGGTTTCGATTCTGCTCTTTGTTACACAGATACAGGCCGTCTTGAGGCAAGTAGTGCAGGTGATAGATACAATCCACATCGTATTTTTGAAGATACTGCGAGTACAGATCTTGCTCGAAAAGAAGCGGGTATTGGTGTTGGTACTCAGAAACCTTTCATGTTCTACAATGGAACCATCACACTTGCAGGAGTTCAAATTGGACAAGTTGTATCCTTTTCAGTCACTGGTTCTACTGGTGTTCAGCAATTCTATACTATCAATGGCGCACCAATTGCGGATGCTGCCACTGACCAAACTCCATTCGCTGGCTCTCGTAATGCAAGTATTGCAGTTGAAGGTCAGACAGAATACATGGCTGACTTGGAAATAATCGTCGATGACCCTGTTTTCTATCATAAGATGCGTAGAGCAGTAGATCATGATGCAACCACTGCTAACATGATTCGCTTGTCTTTTACAAAAGTTGGAAGTGCTGGCACTCGTGAAAGTCTTGATATCTATCTTGATGATTATGTAATCACTGAGGCTCCACTTCCTATACCCGAAGATAAGGGTCCAATTCGCGCACCGCTCAAGGTTATGCCCAAGACTATACGTGTGATTTCAACGGATACTCTATTCCATTGCTGAGGTGAAAAGATGATGCCAACACCACGCGAACGTGTCTTTCACTTTAGGCGTAAGACTCCGCAGGGGTACGGTGAGTGGTTTGCACAACGTATGGGGATAGAAGGAGACATTCTCATTTCTCATCGTTCTCGTGCTTTGATTGAGAATTATGTCCTCTCCCTGCAATCCACATATAAAGCAGAAGTAAAAACCGATGACCTTGAGACAAACGAGACAGAAAAGACTGTCACGCCTGTCACGGCTGATGAGATACCAAACACTTCTGAATTTCCAAGTGACCTTTCCTACGATGCAATGACGCTCGCAGAACTCCGTGAGGAATGTAAGCAGCGCGGTCTTCCGTACTCCGGTACGAAGGCTGAACTCGCCTTGCGCTTACGGCGTGATGATGAGGATATCGAGGAAGAAACCACGGCTGAGTCCGAAGCCCCCGCTGATGCGGCTGCTGACGAACAGCCGGATGCCCCCGACGATGAGTCGGCTGTAACCGAGGTGGAAGAAAATGCCAGTAGTGGACAAGAATAAATTATTAAGACAAACGACAGAAACTAAACACGAAATCCAGATTGACCCTGATGACCCTGATGCGGTCATGGAGGTGTGGATTCGTGACATCTCGTTCTTCGACATTCAACTCGCAACACAAGAGTTGTTTGATATAGGACAGAATGGAGATCTATCTCTTAATCTTGCAGCGTATTGGCGTTTTGCTTTTACCAATTGGGTTGTAAAAACCAATCCTTCCCTTACCACTGATGAAATTCTTAATTTGAAAGGCGCTGTTGGTGAGGCAATTTCATCCCTCCTTCCTAGCCCTGATGAATTGGCGCAGACGGTGCAGGGGGGGTTTACGAAGGGCGACAGCGAGAAGTAGAAGATTTTCTATCTCGAAAGACTGTTACATCAGCCCAAGACATCGTAATGCAACTGGAGTTGTGGAGTTATATGATAGCGAAGCATTTTGGAATTTCATTAAAGGAAGTGGATGATATGCACCCTGAAACATTTCGTCGCTCGCTTGTATGGACCCTTGTTGGTATTGGTCAAGAGGAAAAAGCGAATAAGCAACAGCGTCAAGAAGCAAAGAGTGGGGGGCGCGAGACAGTGAAGGTTGACTACTCGTTCTTAGACAGGGAGGACTTCTAATGGGTGTTGCACAACTTGCTAACAGCATTAGCACTCTAAGCACTATCTCTCAAGGAGTGTCCTCTACGTTTAGTTCTCTTGGCTCTGTATTTAGTAGTTCAATGACTGTTGTAAAAGAGGCTTTTATTTCTATATACGAAACAATCAAAGAAAAATATGAACAACTCAAGGCTTTCATAGATGAGAATTTAATCCCAATATGGAACACAATCAAAGAAGTTGCAACTAATGCATGGCAAGGTATAACTGACGCATGGAATAATATTGTTGTTCCGATATGGGAACAGTTAAAAATTACTGCCGAAGGGGCTTGGGGCTTTGTAAAATCAGCATGGGATAATGTTGTAGTTCCAATTGTTGATACATTCAAAACAATATGGAATGCTTTCTTTGGAGAAGGAGGTGGATTGATAAATGGAATTTCAACCACTTGGACAGCAATAAAAGATCTTTGGAGTGCTGTTGTTGTACCGATATGGGAGCAACTAAAAGAAGTCGCATCAAATAAATTAGATAAAGTAAAAGAAATTTTTAAGGAAAAAATTCTGAGTATGGTTGAGACTTATAGAACTAGATTTTTAACTATATGGGATGAATTAAAGCAAAAAGTAAGAGATAGATTTACTGGGATAAAAGAAGATTGGGATGTTCTCGTTGAAAGAATAAAGACTGTTTTCAATAATTTTATGAATCCAATAAAAACATCCTTATCAAATTTCTTTGATGGTGCAAAAGAAAATTTTGAAGCATTTGTAAATCGAGTTAGAGAATTGTATGTTCAATACATAAAACCAATAGTACACAAAATCGATAAAGCCCATGATAAAATTGTAGGCACAATAGCAGCACCGGGTCAGGCAGTTGTTGGGGCTGTCGAAAAAGCATCGGAAGGCGGTGCTGGCACTGCTGTAAATATTGCAATGAATCTTAATGGCATCACCGATCGCACAGACAAACGAGAACTTGCCCGTCAGATTGGAAATATGATTCAACAAGAAGTATCGAGAAAATTGGGTGGAAGCACCATGACTGGGAGGTTCTAATCATGTCTAGTGGTTATGCAACTCCTATACGTCTTATTCTTGACGATGATGAGAAGACAGCAATCCGTCTTGATGCCACTCGTATTGGTATGAGTGTTGAACGTAAGACAGGCGGTAGCCCTGTTCCTTTTAGTGGTGGTAGGAGATTTGGTATGGATTTGAACATGTCCAACTCTGTTATTGTTATTGATGGAGTGTTCGTTGATGATACCGTTTCAGCAGCAGCAATCCCCGGAACAGCGGGTGTAGGTGAAATTGATTTTGGAATTCAAAATAATAACACCTTTGGGCAAACAGTACCAGATGTGCAAACTATGACTGGTAACACTGGTCTTGCTCCCGCTACTATATATGAACTTAGAGACAAGGATGATGCCCTCGTTATTTTCCTAGTGATAGATGATTTTGCCACAAACGGTACTGGAGGTGGAGTGGCTTTTGGTGCGAGTAATAATGCATATCTTCAAGTCGGTGGTAGTTCTGGAACATCTTGGTTAATTCGAGGTGGAAATGGCGCTGGTGGTTATGCAACAAATGCTCAGGTCGCTGCATCTATTCAACATCTAATGGCGAATCAATCAATAAGTAGTGTTGCTTTAACCACTAAATTTACTACTACTCTTGCTGATTCTTCCAACACAAGTAGAACAGCAGGTAATAATGAAAAAGTTGTTTTTACTGCTGTTACTGCTGGTGCATACGCCGCTGATGGTGTTGTACGTAATTTTGAAAATACATCGTTTGCCGCTGAGTCTAAAACTACGTCTTTTGGTTCAGACCCCGTAACGTCTACTGGTTCTAATAGAAAATCCGCTGGAGATAAAGTACAGGACTTATATGGTATTCTGCATAATACTATCCGTGGTGGCTCTGCTAAATTAAGCACTGTCGCCTCTTTAGGACTACCTGTGCTCATGAGAATGGCAGGTGCTACCGCTTCCGCTTTTGGTTCGACTGGTAGCGATCCTAGTGAAATTTTAGATCCAGCGCAAAGAAGTGGTGATTATCCTATAGGACTTCAAATTCCATACAATTCTATGATTCAAGCGCCCGATGGTCAATTGTATACTGCTCGTAATTTCTTTGTACCCACTGGTTATAAAAGAAAAGGTGAAAAAGGCTCAGACGCTAATGATTTGTCCGCTGATGTTGAATTTAGTACAACGGATAATTATACTGGAATTCAAGGCACTGTAAAGAATTTAGAAATCGGTTATGACGCTGGTGAGGCCGTTTATCGTTTTACACTCACATTCCTACCGATTGATATGATATTCTGAGGTCTTGAAATGCCAGCACTACTCAAGACAAATCATGCTTTACTCTTTGACGGGGTAACTGATTCTGTTATTATCCCTCAAGGTCTTCATAGTAAGGTTGGAAATGATGATGCAAGTGGTAATCGAAGTGCTGGTGATATTATCGGTGACTCAGCGGATGGTGAGCGTGGTCCAAGTGTCGTAGGTGATATTTTACGTAACACAATAGTAGTAGAGGCTTGGGTTACACCTGACTGTGGTGGAGTAATTGTATCAAAAGATGACCAATTCAAACTTCAAATAGGAACCGTAGACACCCCCGGCCCTGCAATATTTTCGGTTGCTCTTGACTCACCAAGTGGACTTGGAGAATTTCATGTAACTACTGCTTCGTTGACTAGCGCGGGGTACAGTGGTACTGTGTACCCTACCCCTGATTATAATGCAATTACTGATTCGTATAACCGATTTGACAGTAACAAAGATGATGGCACTGCTCTTAACTTAAGTCACCGTCCACTGTATCATGTTGTTGGTGCTGTAGAATCAGGTTACATACGTCTTTATGTTAATGGATTAATTATGGCTCAACAAAAAATACCATTTGGTACTACAATAAATCAATCTAATAATCATGTTTACGTTGGAGGTAAGGGTGGTCAATTCCGTGGTGTAATTGAAAGCCTTCACATATCCAATAGTTTTGAAAGTGAAATGTTATCAGCAAATCCTCCTTTGGTACAAGATTCTACTGCTCTTCTATACAGATTTGAAGAGCCTATTAATCCCATAGCGGGAGAGTATGATATTTCTTCTATTGGATCTGCCTCGAATTTATCTACGATTACCATCTCAACTGCTAATGCCGCGACTTTAGCCACTGCTCTTACTGGTAATACGGTAACAACTGGTACAATTGATTTTACAACATCACCTTATTCTTCGGGTAATTATAGTGTATTTGACAATGTCACAGGTGCAGGGGCATCTGCAACAACAAGAAGCATACCTCACGTACCTTACAATCTTCTCATTAATCCCGGTGCAATCAATCGTAAAACCAAGAAACCAAATCAATCTCCACCTGAACGTGTTCGTCTACACAACATCAACGTGAGCACTGGTGTAATGCTTGTAAGTAGTATACATCTTGACTTTGTTACAAGTGCTACTGGTGATGGATTACGACCTGTTCTTCATTCAAGAAGTGCCGCTACTGGTGATGATTATTTCGTCGTGGTCGCTGCTGATTTATTGATTGAAAATGGCTCAGGTCGTCCTTATCAACCACCTCATCTTGCCACTCAACTTATCGATCGCACTGGACAAATGATACTTGATGAAGGGCCGTTTGAACAACATGGAATAACTTACTCTTCACGTATGGCTACAACAACTAGCGATTCAGATAATCCATTCGCAGTTACTTGGCCTACCTCTGTAGATGAATCATTCCAAGTAGGCCACTCTGGTCGTCATATCAATAATCATATCAATGGTCATCACTATCTACGTATGCTTCCTAAAGCAAATGAAGAAATTGTAGACCAACAAATAGGCACTGCTGACATTGTAGAAATTATTTATGATGATTCAACTAAGGGTATAGAAAGTCAGATGCCAATTAATTCAGAAGTTGATTATTACCGCCAAATAGCGAGTATGGAAATTGCATCTGTACAAGATTCATCAATGGCCTTTGAAATTGTTGACAACGGACTTAGTGGGGCCAGTCGTGAAATTATAGCCATTGGTGGTAGTGGGACTAAAACTAATTTTACACAAAAAAGATTTAACCCGTATCCTTTTTTCCTTAAGGGACCAGTGCCACGTTCAGTTTCTAGTGTAGATGAGACTGAGAGAACTCATCATCTCCGTCCCTCTCGTACAAGTAGAATAGCGATGCTTTCAGTACCGTCTTTATCGACTCATAACTTTGCCCCAATGGTTGAAGTTCATTATAACGCAGTAGACGTAACTGGTGTAAGTATGGGTAAAACAGTATCAATGCTTATGGTAGAAAAAACACTACCTGCTGGCTCTTTTCAAACAGCAGGTAGTTCGTTTACTGATGCGACTTGCGACTATAACAATGACCCTACTGTAACAATGGATGCTACTACAAATGTTCGAGTTGGTATGCGTGTTTCAGGCACAGGTATACCAGCAGGTGCGTTTGTTGTTAGCATAACAAATAGCACTACATTTGAGTTGAGTGCTGCTACTACTGGTGGGTCAGTAACTAATGGGACACTTACTTTCACTCCTGCATATATTGCTGATATTATTGCTGCTGATTTGGTAAATGCAGCGGTTGATACTACTATTTTCTCTCCGGGTGGCGTAGTAACGATGAGATTAGAAGAAGGTAATCTCCACACTTTACAATCACCCCACATGATGATTGGTGATGTAAGTGAAGGGTACGAGGCTGATGATGAGTTAGATGAAAAGTATACACCCCAAAATTACACAACAATGTCTGATGAGCCTCGTAAAACACCACAAATTGTTACAGCATCTCATACAAATTCTACAGCACATGAGTCTGTTTTTAATCGACTGGTTATTGAAGGAAGTAAATTTACTAAAGAAAATATAGCAACAACTGGTGTGCGATCTGTTTTTACAGATATTGATTCACCTAGCGATGGACAATTTGATATTGGTGTATCCCGCTCTGCATCTCCAATTCATGAAGTGTTTGATATTATTGACAATCATATACAATTGGAATCCGACCCTTATATCCTCTACATACAACCTTCCGATAGAAACCGTACAATGCAACTAAGGCATCTCATAGGCACTCGCGAAAGGTCCAAGGAAGCAAATTCTGCTGGTATATATTACATGATGAGTAAAGGTATTTTGAGAAGTGTATCTGAAACTGAGGCAGAAGACGGTGTTCGTTTTACCAACTTCCGCATACAAGGAACTACTTCTCTTGCCAACACTGCAACTGCTAGTGAGATAGGCTCAGGTAGTCCTGACTCCCACATCATTAAAGAGTTGGACCCTAACGCTCCCGTTGTTACAGTAACTCTAGGTGGACCGGGCCAAGGTGCATTTGACACCAAACCATCATTCGATCCTAGTCCCCTTTCACGTCTGCCTTATACCACTAGAAGAGGATTCTCGGTAGTCGCTCAGTCTGCACGTATCGACTTACATGGTAGTACACCCATCCAGTACATCGAAGTTCGTCCGTTGAATAACAACACTCCAGATTTAGAATCATGGGGTACGTATCCTTTCCCAAAGAAAGGTCGATTGTTTTTGAAGAATGGAGCGAGTGCTGAGTATGCTTCCAAGAATGGTGTTGCCTTTTTCTTTACAGACGGCACTGTTGGTGATGGTAAATTCACACTTGCTGATGGTCAAGACCTTGGTACTTTGAAATCTTGGTGTATCGCCTCTGGTCTTCTTCCCGAAGCAAGTGGTGTAACAGGAACAGACAATGAGACATTTTCATTGGGTGAAGTTATTCTTGGTGATGGTCACTTCTACATAGAAAACGCTGCTGCCGATGGGTCCACAGTAAACGATAGAATGTTCCAATCTATGGATGATGTAACTCACGATTATCAATTAGGTACTCAGTATGCATCAACTCGTGCTCTTGTAGAAATCCCACTATTTGGTGGGCAGTTCTTTGAGAATGCATCCGAAGGTATATTCCCCGGTCCTGATAACTCTTTGAAATTACACGTTGACGCAACCATGACTGCTCATACTTGGAATCCAAGTCCAGTCGGTAGACGATATCCTGAGAAGGCTCCTGCTGACCGCGCTGCACGAGCAGCGTACGCGTATGCAATTGAGCGTGATGAGTTTTCAAAGAGTTCATCCATTATGCTAAGAGCAAAAGATGTAGGTTCTACGTATCAATTATACGTTAGAGATCCTGATGCCTTCCCTGCTGCTTCAACCAGTGCATCGTCTTTTTACAATGTAGACAATGTAGTGGTGTATCGTCAGGCTTTCTTACCAAATGGTGAGTGGATTCTATATCAAAACGACCCAGCATCTGATGGTTATATAGAATTTGCAGACCATGATTGGGCTTATTCTGAGGGTTTTTTGGCAACTCATGAGGTTGGTATGCAACTTCTTGTTTCTGATGGTTACGAGTCTGAAAGAGTGATACCTATCTTTTCAGATGATGAAACAACATCATCAGACTTTGAGGGGAGAAGTGAGTACTACTACGACCAAGCAAGCACCAAAACACAAGGCGGTAACGTAGACTATGGACTCCGTCAATACGTCAGTGCTGTAGAATTCAAGGCTGGGCCTACAACAAATCCACACGCTGCTCGCGTCAAATCTAAACGTGCTATTGGTAGAGTAAACGCTGTCACACCTTTATTTAACGGGACTAATTTTAGCGGTGTATTTACTGTATCTCTTAGTGATGAAGATGCTTTATTATTCCCTGAAATTACTGCAAATGTGGATGGAAGTGGCAATATACAATTTGAAACTGGAGACAAGCATTACAGGGCAGACATTACTTTACCTAATGGCTCGACTGAAAGTTGCATATACTGGGGGCGTACATCGGCCACTTTTGCTCATACCTTAGTTTTGTCTGGATCTGGGTCCGTTGCAACATCGAAGATAGCAAATTCAACTATTGTGTTAGAAACATTATCGTCGAGACCAACGCTTCCTAACTTCTTAACATCATCACATACATCTTATGCTGTTGGTGGCTCTGTGAAGTTGATGAATTTTTCACATGGTTCTTTGGGTGGTGTTTCTGCATTAGAAGATATACAAGCGAGAAATAATCTCAATATTACTCACTCATATCGTCCGGGTAATTCTGATTCTTGGATTCTTGAATATGTTAACTCAACTACATTACAAGCCACACCACCATCCGGTCTAACCACATCATCTAAATGTCTGCAACATAATACTCTAGGATTTTCAGCAAAAGTTGGTGATATGATATACGCTGAACCTGCTTCAGCAGTAGGTCCATTAGCAGCGGGAGCACCAATATATCTAGGAATTATTTCTAATATCGGTGAAAGTATTATTGAAGGTACTTCATATTCAACAATTATTGTTGGTGATATGACTAGCATACCCGGAATAAATACAGACGTAGATGGTGACTTACAAGCAATTAACGGTGCTGGAGTGACCATGCGTTTACGCGTTGGGATAAATTCTGTTATGTCCACTGACCAAGATGCTATCTTAAATCGATCTTGGTTGCATCCTTACGCACAAGGTGGGTTACGAAATGGTGATACTATTTGGGCGAACATGACGTACAATAACCCACATGCAACTGAGGGATTGTTTGCTAAAAGTCGTGGAGTCTTAAATGAGGCATTTGTTTGCAATCTATTTAATGGAGGGGAGGGTGCTTTAGCCGTTTCACCAAGAGATAGTATACCGTTGGAGAACTTTCTCATTGGTGATTCTTGTTATGAAACAGCAGTGAACTATGTTCAACACGTCAATAAAACTGTTGAGTTAAATTATACAAATTTAGGGCTAAGTAATCCTCCTACAGTGGCGTATCTTGACCCTTATCTAGCAAGTGATAGTCATGCTAGAGTTTTGTTGTTTGATGTTGCTCACGATCGAGAATTTGTAGCATTTCAAGATTTACATATGCAAGTTCAAAGCAGTGCTAAACATGCTGAAATTGGTTGGCAACGATATGTTGCAAATGCAGATTTGTCAACTTATGGTACTACATTCAATGGAGGAAGTCAACACCCTTACATCACACAAATCGATGTCGCTGCTGGTTTCCCATCTGAAAATAAATGGGTTCGCACTGCTGTGCGCTCTCGATTTATGGAAAGCGCTTATGCACATGATGTAGCAAATAGAGTAGCATCCTCACTTCTTAATCCAGTGGGTGGTTCTGCCCCTACATACATTTCTCCACAAACATATGCATCTACTGGTAACTATACCACGTTATACGGTAAAGCCCACGGGCATTTCGTTCACACTGGATATTACACTGGTCTTGGATTTGGAGAAAATACAATGGGAGATAGTATTCTTCCAAGAACAGAAGAGGGAGTTGCATCATCTTATGTGGCAGATACTAAGCATTCTTACACTCGTAAGTCAAGAAGTGCAGAGCATAATCTAACTGTTGCTCTCAGGGAACATCGGGCTGGAACGTCGTCAGCATCTATTCGCGATCCTTCAACATTATTCGATACTCCTGATGGCACTCGCGTAATACCTGCATACCTTGCACTCAAAGGTATACGTTCATCGTCTCTTGATTTAACCAATCACTCAGAGTCCAGATTACAACATCTCAAACAATGGACTGATATGGCGTTTACTCGCCGTCTTTCAGTTGACCTTGGTGAAGTGGGAGTACGTGACGGTGTTACAGACGTAGAGGCTGCGGCGCGTGAGGTAGTGCGACTTATCAATCAAGGTGCTGCTCCAAATGGAAGAACACATGCTCGCCGTCCTAAAGAAAGATATGTTGCAACTGACCCAACTTGGTCAGGGACTTTGGAACGATCTATTACATCTGAGTTTACACTCGATACAATTAACCAAAATGTTGCTGACTTTTCTCTTACTGGTTCTACATTTAATCCAGCACCTTGGTGGGGCGATGACTCATTTGAAAGTCATGACAAGGGAACTCACATGGGATATGTACGCGCTCATCTTGGTCGTGTAGTGCAAGATTCACGGGGACGAGAGGGTTACAGTATAATTATTCACAGCACTATACCCGGTGCTACTGGACGTAATTTCTGTGTATGGTTAGATAACAGTCGTGGTCAAACCGCGTATGAACCTGAATTCCTCATTGGTCACGGTGGTCGTTATCGTACATTCTGGTGTATGCCTGATGAAATGAGTGGGGAGAACATGCACCCTGCCCCTATGCCATTGAATAAAGATGGGAGACCCTTTGCCCCAATCACTACTCTCAAACAATACACATTACCTGATGAAGCAGGGCAGCGTATCAAGTCAACATCTGACTTTACTGACCGAGATGATGAGTCATCTGACCCAGTAAATCGCGCAATGAGCATGGTTGTTGGCTCAGGTCAATCACATAATACAGTGAACACTGAGTCTTTGGAGGCTGAGGGTTTTGTTACATCTCTTGTTAGTGGATTAAGAACTGGTACATCTGCAACAGGACGAGTGAACTTTGGTGGGCTTGTAGCATCAGGTATACCGGGTTTTGCACCTGACGCTGGACCATGGGGCTTTGGGCGTAAAGGAGACAAAAGATTCCCGAAGTACTATGGTGATGTTACAGTAACTGATAATGCTGTTACAGTAGCGTCATGTGGTGTTACCGCAAATTCAACTCAAGTGACTTTTTCTAACGTATCAACATCACATGCTCTTGTTGTAGGTATGGGGGTTAGTGGGACTGGTATACCCTCTGGTGCAAAGGTAGCATCGATTACAAATTCTACAACTTTCCAACTTGATATTGTTGCTACTGCTAATGGTACAGTAACTCTAACATTTACACCCCAAGCACCCACCACATATGGCGTTCATGTACCAGCCAGTAATGTCAAAATAGATAACATCGGGAACTCCGATCTTTATGGATTCCGTTTTGTAGACCATCGTGGTGTAGGCCATGGTATTCGATTCCTTTATCGTCGATTTGGTGAAAAGTTCGCACTAGAAAAAACGCAACTTCCAAACACAATTAATGAAGAAGTAATGGTCTATTTTGATGATAGAGATGTAGGTGATGGTGGTTTCACAATAGGTCGCCACATGCATGGTTCAGGTGATGCCACTGGTCGTTTTGATGCATCTGATTCTAACGCCACACACGTTCCTTGGAGAGGTAATCGTTGGCGTGGAGTACCTGCTCCAAATGCCGCATACGATTGTGAAGTAACTTATGATGCATCAGCAAAGACATTGACTATACAACCACAAGCGCCGTACAATTCATGCCCTCATCATGATATGCTTGGTTACATGGGCTTTCCTCTAAAGGACGGAGTTCTCCAACTCTCAGACCCATTCAATGATTCTACGATGAAAGGCTCTCAAGGGCATATGTATTCGTATACGTCTCGAACTCGTGACACTGGAAGTGGTACACATGTCTTTTATGGTGTGGAGGGGAATAATTTCACTGCCTCCCATAAAACAGATGGGTCGGCTGGTGTTACAACTGTTACTCATATTTTTGGTGACGGTGCAAACGGTGAGATAAGAGCACTTATTTCACCAGCAGCAAATTGGACGAGTCTTGTAACTGACGAACTCATGGCTGCTGTGACTACAAGTGTCATTAACATGAGTGAAGTAAACAGTGAAGACGGTGTAACATTTGATTGTACGAATATGTATGCTGCTGATGGGCGCACGTTCGGTGAGTGGGGTGTAAGACATGATGCAATAAGAATTAGAGCGTACGATCCGAATCGAGATATTCAACCATTGTCAAATTTCTTTGAAGCGACATTGCACAAAGATTTGGGTATTCAAGCAGCGCATGTTGAATACGGAGAGATTGCATCTGTTGCCGTAAAAGCAGACGGGATTACATTACCCGGAACAAGCAGAGCAGCCACTGATGCTAAAATAGATGCTGGATTACGTAATCCATGTGGATACATACCTCGTACACTAATGCAAGTACGCACCAAAGGTAAAGGTTCCAATGCGAACACCCTGTCTCCTATTCTTGTAGATAGTAGAAACAATCCAGTTGATGCGTCCGATTGGAAAAAGAATTTGATTGGAGAAAGTTATACAGCAGACAGTGGGGACCACATTTTACCGAACATTAGCAATCCTACCGTTATCATCACTGCTGCTGATGTAGCAGGTTCAACAACAATGAATTTAGCAGTTGGTGAGATGTGGTACTTCTCACACCCTGCTGGAGAAGAGGGAACCAGTGTGTCTTCTAAAGACAAGGTTGCATCTTTTGGAAGTATATCTCCAATTCATTATAGAGGTGCAACTGGTCTTGTAACTGGTGCTAATGCTAGTAGTAACTCACAAACTCGATTTGACTTAATTACAGTTGACAGTAATTGGCCCGGAAGCGATCCTTCGGCAAATGCTGTAATGCAGAGATATGACTTAGGCTCTTCAAGAGCAACTAGAGTAAAAGTAAGTGAGGATGACGAAGGGCGAGGAAGAGTGACTCTACATGGTCTTAGTCGATTTGGGGTTACAGGTAAGCGAGCGCTTGGTAGTGTAAACTCTGTACCACAGGTTTTCTTCCGTGGTGCGCGTGACAGCACAGACCATTGGGTTCCATTGTTCTTTGGTGGTGGATTTAGTGGTGTTGTCTTGGACGTAAATGATGGCACTGATACTGACTACTCGTCATTCAACACACACCCATATGCGAATGGACCAACAGGTTGTGCAGGTATCCAACACGCTAACGAAGTGTTGTCCTCTCATGCTATGATTGACTGCAATGCGATTATGGCTTTCTTTCCCGGTACACCATTAGTCAATCAACATCGTGGTGCAACTAATCCTCCAGCATTTAATCAAGACAATATGCTCTCACCAGATCTTAAACGTGGCACTCAGACAGTAAATGCTGCCCATCCTAACTCCGCTGTTTATACAGCAGGTGTAAGCATTCAAGTCCCATCTCCATTCCTTCTTCGTTTTGCACACCCAACAGCGCGATACGGTGATGCAGTTGCTGGTACTGAGAATAAAACAACTTATCTCATCTATGGTCCGGGTCAAGCATTCCCATTTACACAAGAGGTTGCAGATAGTAGCGCTTCACATAATGCTAAGGAGCCACATCCCGGTAAAGCGATAACTGCTGGTGGCTCTTGGTCCGCTGTCCCATATGGGAAGACTGCAATTACTGATGCTACTTGCGATACAAATAACACAGCGGGTAGTGGTTCATCGTTTGGAGGCAATCCAAAAATCATACAAATGGACAATACTACTAATGTAAAAGTAGGTATGACTGTTACAGGGACAGGTATTGCTGATAATTCAATTGTTACACAGATAGATAGTTCTACGCTCTTTAGAGTCAGTGAAGATACCACAGCAACAAACACCAATCAAACTTTGACTTTCACGTTAAATCAAACATTCCCAAATCACATTGAGAATGACCAAGGCCATTTCATGCCGATGACAAGTACATATCAAACAGATCGTGGTCGTTTCCATTGGCGTCAAACTCTCAATTGGGAGCCAGCAATTGGTAAGCCGAATATTGGTGTGTTGTATAATCGACCAGAGCAGGGTAGAATGTATGGTGACATGGTAAACCCAGAAGGTCCTACCCCTGCTGCTTCAAATATGGTTGATTTCAAAGTGCTACATCCAACACGTCATGGAGTATTCATGGGAGGTGGTATGGTTGCTAATTCTGATTGGGCTTGGCACATGGATGGTGGGTATCACCCCGGTGGTTCATGGATGGACAATCAAATATCAATGAACCCAGCACATCCAGATGGAAACACATTGGTTGCTAAGGTAGCAGCAAGTAATTGCTCTGTTCATCCTACTGCCTTCCGTGTTGCTGGTGTATTAGCAAGACGTGTTTTGTTTGGTAGCAGTGGTGCGTTCCAAGTACATACACCTGATACTGGTGATATAGATATGGAATATATTGTGGTTGATGGGACTCGTTGTCAAAATGGTGAGGAACTCGCTACTGTAATTGGTGCAGCCGTAAACACGTTCCCCGGTGCTGGCGCACTCAAAGCGATGGGTGGTACATTTATGCCAAGCATGAGTAATGCCATGAGACAAGATCGTTATGGTTGGAAGGAGTTTACAGTAACAAACTATCGAAACGATGGCACTAGCGAAGCAGGTAGTGCAGTTGATACCACTGCTGATGATGCAACTCAACAAAGTAGATATTCTTATCTTGATGTTTCTGTAGCGAGTATAGCACTAGGTGAAAAGGTTCCTGCGTCAGGTTGGTTAAGAACTGGAACTCAACACAAAATAACTGTAGCGAGTAGTAAAGAAAATGCTGCACCTGCTTATGCTCCATATCACACTCGTGTTGTTTACACAGATGTAAGTGGCAACCATTTTATTAGATTCTACATTGGGTACAATTATCTTACCGGAAATAAAGCCTTTGAAAATGCAGAAACTTGGCATGACATAGAAGCAGGGGGAACGGTCGCTGCTGGGAACATTAACATCCCAACTGTTGCTGCAAATGACACAATTTATGTATGGACAAAAGCGGGTACGTTCTCTTATAACAATGAAAATACTTCTTCTCGTGACCATATGACAAATGTGCATTTCAACGGTCTAGTTGATGCTATTGATAGAACAAGACCAACTGGTGTCGTTGGTTGGGCAGGGGAGCGATACTCGTATCTTAACAGCCTACTGGCTGGTTCATCCTACGCTGCTGGACTTGGAGCGTGGCATCCCTCACTCGGTTTTTCTCCATACGGAGGTAGTATGGGGTGTGCTACAACTCTTGGTCACTTACCTCATCTTGCTCCTATGCCAAACAGTGGTGAGTCCATAAGACCTGACTCTTCCACAGGTCTTGTAAATTTCCCAACTTTTAATCCAGATGCGCCCTATGAATTCTTAGGCGATATGAGTGCTGAACGACAGGACAGTTCTGGGTATCAGGGTTACAAAGTTGGTTATGCAGATACATCGGATTATAACAGCACTCCAGTGTTCTATGACAATGACGAAATTGTAAATGAAATGCATCACCCTCAAGGAACTTATGGTCGAGCACTTCTTGTTATAGCCTACGAATCTGAGTTACCTCTAGTGGCTAAGTATGATAGAGATGGTATTACATGTACTGGTGACTGGTTGCTTGCAGAGCAACAGGGTAACAAAGTCAAGGCTGGTACAACAAGATGGGATGAGAGATTCCATGGTCAAGATCGGTTTGTATGTACTGCTAATGCTGGGCCAAACGTCGAGGCTTTGATTGCAAGCACTACATCATTACCTACAATAAGCAACATCACAGCAACAAATGGTTTGGACGCTGCACCCTTTGATGCTGAGTTCTTCTTGCATGATGAGGTCATTGGAGATAATTATCTTGAGAATGCTACACCATGTCGAGCAGAAACTGGTGATTTATTCTATGACCTTGACAAGAGTATAGGTTCTCATTTCTCAGCAAGTGCTAGTGCTCAAAGAAATATAAGTTCTGATTTCTATGCTAACCCAACCAATAGACCATCAGCATTCTTTGCAAATACTGCTATTGGAAAATCATTCTGGGTAGGTGACATAAATGGATATGAAATGTACAAACGTGCTCCTGCAAAGAATTTCAATACAGAGCATGTTGTTTGGAAGCGCATGGACGGAGGTAGTTTATCTCTACCAGCAGTCAATGCTCGTGGGCTTGGGGCAGTACCTTGGATTAATCGTGTAAAGAGTAATACTGAGTATACCATGGGAGAGAAATTGTACGGTAATGTACGATTCTCATTCGAGACAACCAATAGCGCTATGATGCCGATTCTTCAAGCACAGGAACTTTCGCACCCACAGTTGGCTGCTAGACACCCACACGAACTGCGTAACATATTGGAGATACCAAATGAAGAGTTACAGTTTGAAGCAATGAATGTTGTAGATGATACAGGTCAAACACATAAGATTGAGGGTGGGTCTCCATTTGGTGTTATCATTCGTGCATTCCAAACAGCAGGTGAACGTCTTGCAAGTGGTCTACAACCAGCAAACGCCAATAGTGGTGTAGAGCCAAATCTAAAAATTAGACTCCCAGACCCTAATGCTATACCCGGTAACATCATTGTACGTTCAGGATTCGATAGACTACAAGCCTATCAGAATGAGACAATGGGTGATGGTGGTATGTTACATCCTGACCTTGGGGCATCTCACATAGGACACTTGTTTGACAACGCAATCAAGGGACCGCGCTTTGGTCCTACAATGGGTGAAGTTGGTTGGGAGCATATCTCAGAGGACTCTGCTTTCCCTGACAGTAAGAGAGATGGATGGAAAGATGCAACTGAGGACAATCCAATACAGTCGTCTTATGAGTTGCACGATCGTACTTTGTTTTTCCATGTAACTAAGATGGGGCATAGTCATACTGAGCGTTACCCTGTAATTTACAATCATGCTAGTGGTGTGGTAAATCAATCACTTACTGTAAGTAGTTTCTCTGGTACTACACTTACTGCGTCCGCCACTGTAACAAGCACTGTGTTTGACGCTGACTTTGGTACTAAAGAAAAGAGTGATAATCGTCGCTTCCTACGTCTTGCTACCGCTACTGACGCGGTAGTTGTTTCGTACACAGCCATCAGCGGTGCGACTTTTACGGGTGTAGTTGGTGATATTGACTTTGACCAGTTTTTACTCGATAATCCACCAGCAACAAGCACAATCAACATTTCACCATCGTACTATGTACCTGCGGGTAGCACTCGATTCTTTGCTGCTCGACGACTACGTGACCATGCCGAGGTTAGTGGTAACAGTCCAGACATGGCACATACATTATACTTCGATGGGGACCAAGACACTCTGCTTCATACACGATACAGTAAGCCACAACTTACACCCATACCATACCCAAGAATGGGCCACCACTTTGTTAACGCTACTATGCCTATGTTACCCGGTCATTGGGCACATCCGTCGTACCAAGGACTATACGATCGAACTAGAAGTCAACAAACTGTCACTAGAGCAGATGAAGACTTTATCACTCTCCAAGACAACATAGGCATAAACACCACAAGTCTTGCTACTAGCATTACAGATAAATTACATCCACTAAACCCACCACTTAGAATTAGTTCTCTCACTCCTACCCCATCTGGTCCCAGTGACATTCATGGTGGTGCGTTTACTCTAATGTTTGAGACTAAGGTAAAATACGACGGTTACGGTATTCTTGCATCCAAGGGTACTGCTGGTGATATGAATAAAACAGGTGGTCACTCAATCATACTTGAAGCAGCAGGAAATTATACGTTGGATAATCACTTCCCAGACCCTGCGGAAGTTGGCGCATATCAGATTGTAATACAACCAAATGTACGTAAACAACAGATTGCTGGATTCCATGCAAACCACAGTTCAGCAACCAGTTTACCAAATGGTTCCGCAGTAGAATTAACCAGTCAACAAGTCAATCTTGTTGTAGGTATCAAGTATGACAGTGAGCGCGGTTCTGCTATTGGTGGCGTAACTCTAGTTCTTGCTGAGGCTACTCTTGCAGATGTACGTGGTTGTGAAGTATTCATCAACGAAATCATTCTTGACCATGACCCTGACCACGGTGGGCAGTTTACCAACACACCACCTTTAATGACATACAATCCATTGGGAGTGCAAGGGAATCAAAGTCCAGCATTTACACGCTCTACGCACGCATATCATGTAGGTATGTTTGATGATTCTACACCGGGTAGAACACTACACATTCCGTGGTGGTC